ACTACGTCAGCCCATGTAGGAACTACCTTTCCATTAGCATCAACTACTGACTGGTTAAAGTTAAAACCATTGAGGTTGAATGCCATTGTGCAAACTCCCATAGCTGTTAGCCATATGCAAATAACCGGGAAAGCAGCAAGAAAGAAATGTAGAGAACGAGAATTATTAAAAGACGCATATTGAAATATCAATCTCCCAAAGTACCCGTGTGCAGCGACAATATTATATGTCTCTTCATCTTGCCCAAATTTATAGCCATAATTCTGCGAGACCTCCTCTGTCGTTTCGGCAATAAGTGAGGAAGTAACAAGACTTCCGTGCATAGCAGAGAAAAGAGATCCACCGAATACCCCAGCAACACCAGCCATATGGAATGGGTGCATGAGTATATTATGTTCTGCTTGGAATACGAACATAAAGTTAAAAGTACCAGAGATACCAAGAGGCATACCATCACTAAAACTCCCCTGTCCGAAAGGGTAAACTAAGAACACTGCGAGAGCTGCGGATAGTGGAGCTGTGTATGCAACAAATATCCATGGTCTCATTCCTAGTCTGTAAGATAATTCCCACTGTCTACCAGCGTAAGCTGCTACTCCTATTAAGAAGTGAAAGACAATAAGTTGATATGGTCCGCCGTTATATAACCATTCGTCCAAGGTTCCGGCTTCCCAGATGGGGTAAAAATGTAGTCCGATTGCGTTAGAGGAGGGGACGACTGCTCCTGAAATAATATTGTTCCCGTAAATTAACGAGCCGGAAACTGGCTCACGTATGCCATCTATATCTACAGGCGGTGCTGCGATAAAGGCGAGTATAAAACATGTAGTAGCAGCTAGTAAGCAAGGTATCATAAGCACCCCGAACCAACCTACGTATAGGCGGTTCTCGGTACTTGTGACCCACTCACAAAATCTCTGCCAGTTGCTACTGCTTTCTCTTGTTACTGAGATTGCAGCCATTAAAATACACCCGGGATAATTTGACCGGTTGTAACGTAGGCACCTAGTGCTGCTACGAAGCCGAGCATTGCTGCCCAACCATTAAATCTTTCTGCTTCTGGTGTCATAATTGGGTTGTGTGAATGATTGCCATCGCAATCTGCGTTGTGTGACATAACTCTTATTGGTGGTTCGTAAGGGTATTCGTTATCAAATAAAGTATCGAGATCTTTTGTTTTCATTAGAAGTTAAGATCTGAATTGTTTAGTTTTTCTACGACGTCAGCTCTATAAGCTGGGTCGGTGTCGTAGCGTGGGTCTCCCATCGCTGCAACGAGTTCGGCTTGTGATCTAAAGATACTTCCACTAGATGATGCAGGCTTGCCTTGTAGCATTCTGCCTTCGTATCCATTGGATTCTTCGAACTGTCTTTGTAAGCCTTGGAAAGCAATTCCAATAGCTGCTGGATTTCCTGAGTCAACAACAGAATCAAAAGCATTGATCTGTGCATCAGGTAAATTACTTGCAGCCCATTCGATTACTCGGTTGTAGTTTGCTTCTCCGCCTGCTGCGTTCTGGACACTATTAACTTGTGCCTCTGACATTTCAGCAGACTGTTGAGCTTGCGGATTGTTGGCTTGGATCTCTAAGTAAGCATTCACCAAATCTTGGCTACTCATTTCAGAGAACCTAGATATTGTTTCCTCACTAAGTTCACCATCATTCGCATAGTATTCTTCTGAAGCTTCGTTAATTAAACTGACCGCAGGAGAAGCATCAGGTATTTCCTCATCGCTTTCTTCTTCCTCTGCATATCCTTCGTCGCTTTCTTCGTAGTCAACTTCTTCTTCTTGTCCAAGTTTCTTTTGTAATGATAAGTATGCTGCTTCTAACTCTTCAGCGTTTTTATATTTACCAGCTAATAGTTGTTCTTGTTCTGCTACTAACTGTTCTCCTACCTCAAGAGAATCCTGTTCCTCTGCGGAAAGAACCTCTGTTTCAGGAGTATTATCATACGATAAAGTTTCACTCATTATTCAGGTTGTTCTTGTGGTGGTTGTTGTTTACTAGGGTCAGCCATAGGAGCGTTAGCAAATTGACCAGCTTGGTCAACAAGAGACATATTGGTCTGCTCTTCTATCATCGCTTGCTTATCACCCATTACTTCTTCTTCAGTCTTAACAAGATTTAGAACATCAATACCTTGTGCAGCTGCAAGACGTTTGATTGCTTCTAGAGGATTAATAAATTTCATTAACGACTCTGGTCCTAATGTCTGTGCAATAGTCTGCACGAACATAGTTAAAGCTTCTCTATCTTGACCACGACCTAAAGCATTTACACCAGCTACAATGGCTGGTCTAATAACATCTTTAGGTAACTTAGGTAGTTCATTACTTCTTTGTAAAACTAATAAAGTTCTATCTAAATAAGGAATAAGGAAAGATGTAGTTAACAAACTGAAGATTCCACCGAGCTGTTGCTCGAGTTCTAACTGTGTAAGTCTTACCTCTTCTGCTGTTACTCTCTCAGCATTCCTTACATTCATAACAAGGAAAGCTTCAAGTAATCTTCTCTCTATAGCTTGAGCCATGTTTGCTGCTGTTGAAAAATCAGCAGTCTTGCCGACCTGAACGACTTGTACGTCCTCCGCTCGACCTTGAACTATGGCTCCGTTACCAGCCTTTGCAATAGTGGCTGGTTTTGTGGTTGAAGAGGGACTGACCAGAAAGATTACTTTCGAGGCAGCTGCTGCTCCTTCCACTAATGCTTGTGATAATCCTTCGAGAGATTTGAGATCACCAAGGAACTCTTCTACTCTGCCACGACCATACTGTTCTCCGTCTACTGAATTGAAAGTCAGGACTAACCATGGACTTGCATTCTTAGGAGCTGTACTACGTGACCCGGGAATTATCATGTCATTTACTTCTTGGTACCATACCCATCTGCCGTTCTCTAGTTTCACGCACGTGTAAACTTCGACATCATCAGTATGTGTACCAGCATTGCTTTCGTCGATTCCAGAATTTGGCTGTGGCTTTGGTACGTCATACCCAAGCACGTCTCGACTTATCAATTCCTTTGTAACTATTTCTAGGACGTTACCATTTCCATCTCTATTAACGACATACCTATTAAGCGGATAGTTTTTAATACCATCTTTACCCATATATAAAAGAGCATTACCACCAACAATTAAATGTTTAAGTGCTTGATGTATAACAACTCTGTCATTTGATGCAGCGATATAGTCCATGACCATCCGTTCCATCTTTGATAAAGAAAGATCAAGTTCTGATCTTGCTTCTGGAGGTAGCTCTTCACCTAACTTATCTTCTCTTACTTGTAGCTTAAAGAAAGTTCCTTGTGGAGGTAGGGTTGCAAGCATAAGTTTTGCTGCAAGCCCTACTACACATTTGGAACCTACTGATTGCCACGGAATATTGAGTGTTTCGTGTGTAGGTCTTGAAGATGTATCGTCTTGAATTAAATAAGGTAACGTGAGCTTTGAACAATCAACTGCTTTGTCTAGGAATTGTCTTCGATCTACTACGAGTTGATTGTATCTCTCACGAGCTGTCATTAGTTCAATCCTCCAGTGTTGGAAGAATTGTTACCTGTATTTATCTTTGGATTTAATTTAATCCTTAATGAACCTGTACCTCTTGAGTACTGGTTTTTATTTTTATTACCACGGTCATCTTTAGCTCTCTTGACCTGTGTATTTACATCCTTAAGTACTGGATCTGGAGGATCAACAGGAGGTGTAGGAGGTAATGGAGGTGGTGGAGCTGGAGGTAATGGTGGTGGGGGTGGTGGAGTAGGACTTCTAAATATGCACATTAGATTTCTTCATCTTCTATTGATTTAATGTAATCAACTACGCTTGCTTGACCAGCTCTATACATAATTGATTCGATTGGTTCTTTTGGATGGATTGGTTTCCACCCGAAGTCCCTATCTAATTTCTGTAATAACTCTTGTAGTCTGTCGTTGTGCAGCTTAAGAGTATTGAGGGAGATTGACATTCGAGTGTTCAAAAAATGCAGGCATTCTAGCTGCCTTGGTCTGAGAAAATTCTGGTGCTTTGCCTTCGTACATAAGTCGATCACTAG